GAAAGTGAGTTAGTATCTACATTTGGAAAACCAGATAGCTCAAACTTTGAGAGTTTTTTTAGTGCTTCAAATTTTTTACAATACTCAAATTCTTTGAGGATTGTTCGTGTACAGAATACTAGCGTATCAAATGCAACTGAAAGTGGTAGTGCATTTGTTATAAAAAATACTACTGATTACCAAGATAATTATGCTGACGGTTCAGCTTCTGTAGGAATGTGGGCAAGTAGAACAGCGGGTGTGTGGGGAAACGATTTACAAGTTTCTCAATGTGCTTCTGCTACTGCTTACGAAGAAGCAAACAAAACAACAGCAACAGCGGCTTCCGTTGGTGCTACAGTTGTAACAGTTGCTTCTGGTACAGGAATTAGTGCTGGAGACATAGTTAATTTTGGTGATGAATATGAATATAGAGTTGTTAGTGTTGCAACTAATGACTTAAGCATTGTAAGAAAAGACGAACCTTCTTACTATGGTACGACTGACTCCTCTGGATTACATAAGGCAATTACTGGAACGCCTGCTGTAAGACGTAGATGGAGATATTATGATATTTTTGACAAGGCACCAGGAACATCACCTTATGCACAAGCAAGAGGTGGGGTCAATGATGAAGTGCATATAGCAATCATTGATGAAGATGGTGATTTAAGTGGAACTAAAGGGACAGTTTTAGAAAAATTTGCAGCTTTATCAAAAGCTTCAGATAGTAAAACACCACAAGGTGACACTAATTATTATCCAGATGTAATTTACAATCAATCAAGTTACATTTTTTGGATGGATCACAACGCTTCTGGTTCTAATTGGGGCAATGTAGCAGCAAGTACTACATTTACAGACGTAACTTCTGTAAGTAATGTATCATTAATAAATGGTGCAGATGGAGATGTTGCAACAATTGGTCAAGTTAAATCTGCTTATGAAAAATACCTAGACGCTGATACAGTGGATATTGGATTAATCATTGCAGGTCCTAGCTTAACTACTGTCCATATTGACAACTTAATTACTATTGCTGAAAACAGAATGGACGCTATTGTTTTTGCGTCACCTGAAAGAAGTGATGTAGTTAATGTAGCAAATACTAACACACAAAAAGATAATGTTATTTCGTTTTTTAACGGAATAGGATCATCAAGTTATGTATTTTTTGATAATGGTTACAAATATATGTACGATAGATATAATGACGTGTACAGATATGTACCTTTGAATGGCGACACAGCAGGATTGGCTGCAAGAACTGACTTAATAGCAGACGCTTGGTATTCACCTGCAGGTTTAAATAGAGGTATCGTTAGAGGTGCAGTTAAACTGGCATTTAATCCAACTAAACCACAAAGAGATGAATTATACAGAGCAAGAGTAAATCCTGTGACAACGTTCCCAGGACAAGGAACTGTATTATTCGGTGATAAAACTGGATTAGCAGTACCTTCGGCATTTGATAGAATAAATGTACGAAGATTGTTTATCGTTTTAGAACGGGCAATAGCCACAGCTTCTAAAGTCCAACTTTTTGAATTCAATGATGAATTTACAAGAGCAGGATTTAGAAATATGGTAGAACCTTTTTTAAGAGAAATACAAGGACGAAGAGGGATTACAGACTACCTAGTAGTTTGTGATGAAACTAACAACACAGGCGAAGTAATAGATAGAAATGAATTCGTTGCTGAAATTTTTGTTAAACCAGCACGAAGCATTAACTTTATTACGCTTTCATTTGTTGCGACTAGAACAGGCGTATCATTTGAAGAGGTCGCAGGCTAAAAGGGATAGAATAGGAGAAAAACAATGGCAAACATTAATGACTTCAAAGCTAAACTTTCGGGCGGCGGCGCAAGAACTAATCAGTATAAGGTAATAATGCCTTTTCCTGGTTACGCTCAAGTTGGTGGAGAAATAGAAGACCTAGCATTTTTATGTAATGCGTCTGCTTTACCAGGTATGTCAGTACCAAGTTTTGACGTACCATTTAGAGGCAGGGCTATAAAAATTGCTGGAGATAGAACAATAGCGGATTGGACTATCAAAGTAATAAATGATACTAATTTCAAATTGCGTAATGCATTTGAAAGATGGATGAACGGTATTAATAATATGACTGATAACGAAGGATTAACGAATCCAGTTGACTACCAAGTTGACGCTTTCGTTGACCAATTAGATAGAAATGGCACTACGATTAAGTCATACACTTTAAGAGGTGTATTTCCTACAACAATTGACCCAATTACTTTAGATTATGCTGCCAAAACTGAACTATCAGAAACAAGTGTTACATTAGCGTTCCAATACTTTGAAAGTAATACAACTACTTAAAAACTACTTATAAATAGTAGTGCAGTTTTAAGGAGGATTAATTATGGCTGAATTATTTGGATTTTCTATAACAAGGGTTAAAAAACCTGTAGATCCAAAACAAGCATTTACACAACCACAAGCGGATGATGGCACTCAAACCATCGCCGCTGGTGGGTATTATGGTCAATACTTGGATATGGAAGGCCAGTCAAAGACTGAGCAAGACCTTATCAGACGTTATAGAGAAATCGCTTTACATCCCGAATGCGATATGGCAATTGAGGATATCATAAATGAATCAATTGTTGCAAACGAAATGAAGGATGCAATAAGATTAAACCTAGAACTTTTACCATTCGGTAAAGATGTTAGACGAAAAATAGAAGACGAATTTAAGGAAGTTTTAAGACTAATGAACTTCCATACTAAAGGGCACGATATCTTTAGAAGATGGTACGTAGATGGAAGATTGTATTATCATAAAGTAATTGATCCTGAATCTACAAGAACAGGTATTACAGAATTAAGATATATTGACCCACGAAAAATTAAAAAGATTAGAGAAATAAGAAAGAGAAGACCAGATGGACCTGTTCCTTATGGTTTAAATATTATTGATGATGTTAAAGAATACTTTATATTTAATGAAAAGGGTGTTACAAATACAACATCTGGTGGTATAAAAATTGCTGTTGACGCAATAGCATTTTGTCCATCAGGATTAATAGACCAAAATAAAAATATGGTCTTGTCTTATTTACATAAGGCAATTAAACCTGTTAATCAATTACGTATGATTGAGGACGCAAGTGTAATATACAGAATTGCAAGAGCACCAGAAAGAAGAATTTTTAAGATTGATGTTGGTAATTTACCGAAAGTAAAAGCAGAACAATATCTCCGTGATGTAATGGCAAGATATAGAAATAAACTTGTTTATGACGCAAATACAGGAGAGATTAGGGATGATAGAAATTATATGTCTATGCTTGAAGACTTTTGGTTACCAAGTAGAGAAGGTGGAAGAGGAACTGATATAACTACTTTACCAGGTGGACAAAATCTTGGTGAAATGGGAGATATAGAATACTTTAGAAGTAAATTATATCGTTCTTTAAATGTTCCTTCTAGTAGAATGGAAGCTTCAAGTGGTTTTAATTTAGGACGTTCTACAGAAATAACTAGGGACGAACTTAAATTTACAAAATTCGTACAAAGATTAAGAAAGAAATTTACAGAAATTTTTAATGATATTTTAAGAACACAATTAGTTTTAAAAGCTGTAATCACAGACGAAGATTGGTTAATCATAAGGGATGTTCTCCAATATGATTTTTTGCAAGATGGACATTTTGCTGAACTAAAAGATTCTGAAATGTTGTTAGAACGATTAAGACTTGCAGATTCAATGAGAGATTATGTGGGTAAATATTTTTCAGTAGAGTATGTTCGTAAGAAAATTTTACGACAAAGTGAAAGAGAAATAGAAGATATTAATAATCAAATTAAAAAAGAAGTTAAGACTGGTGTTATTGCTGACCCAATGCAACAATATCAATCTAGTAAAGATACAATAGAAGGAGAATAATAATGGCAGATAATGAACAAGGTATACCTACTAAAACAGCGGAGTTTATAGGCAAACTGCAACAAGGAAGAAATGCAGAAGCTGGAGAAGCATTTAAGGATGCTTTAAGGGATAAGGTGGCAAATGCGTTGGATAAACAAAGAGTTGATGTTGCAGGTAAAATTTTTAAAGGAATTGAACCTGAAAAATTTAGTGACCCTAAACCTGCGGTAACAGCGGCAGATGCTAGAACGGATAAAATTATGGATGTAGATGGAAAAGAAATAGCATTTGAACCAAAAGAACCAGAACCGACAGCACAACAACCTGAAAAACCAGAGATTGAAGTAGCGCCAGGACACGAAAATCCACCAACCGCAGGTGTATAATGAATATAGTAGAAAGACTGTTTACAAGTAAGGTAGTTGAAGAGAGTAGATATATCAACTCAAAAAGTTATGGTGAGTTATCGCCTAAACTAAAGTTGGCGGTACAGGATACGTTTAAATTAATTGAAACACAAACAGGAGATATTATAAAAGTGTTTGAAAATTCAGTAGAGAAAGTTGCTGAGCATAGTAAAATAAATAAAGAAGAACTATATCAATATTTTGACAAAGAAGTAGAAGAACAATTAGGAGAATAATAAATGGCTTGGGTAGATGTAACAGGTTCAAATAATATTTGGGAATATGAAAATACTGCTACGGCAGCTAATACATATGCAGACGCACCTGGAGTATATTCAGGTGGTATAAGAACTTTTACAACTCCTGGAACTGGTCAAGTAAATAAAGTTTATGCTAGATGTAGAAAGAAAGGTACAACTGTAGAACGTGGTGAATTATCTAAAGATTTTTATGACGCTACACACGTAGGATTTTAATGACTGTTATAGCAACAAATTTAGTTGACAATAAAACAAAAGTTATTAGTACGGTAACTGGAAGTATAAATGAAGATAGTCAATCAGCACTTGATGTAACAAAATTAATTGACTCTACAAGTGAACCGAGAGTATCGGTTGTAAATGTACACCACGAAATATTAGGCACAGGCAAGGTTACATTATTATTTGATAAGAGAGAAATTTTAGAATTAAAAGGACGTGGTAATTATGGACTTAAAAAAGATGAAGAAAAAATTGAAACAGAAACTACAGATAAAGAAGGAGATATATTTGTAAAATCAGACGCTAATGTAACAAAATTTAATTTAGTATTAGAGTGTCGGAAAGAATCAGGATTTAATTAAAATGGCAGATACAGTAACAATACAAACAATAGCAGATACGTCTGGTGTAAAGTATGTAATTAAATTGACTAACATATCAGATGGTTCTGGAGAGGTATTGGTCAAAAAAATTGACGCTTCAGAAACAACTTTTATGTCCGAAGATGGTGCTAGAGCTATAGCAAGAGTTTATTATTCTATTAATGCGTCTGATAATAAATCAGGAGTAGAATTAGTATGGGACGGCGCTACAAATGCTACTGCTTTATTCTTATCAGGACAAGGATTTATGGATTTTAGAACTGATGGAAACAGTTTTACAAACAATGCTACTACACCTACAGGTGATGTATTGTTAAGTACAAAGAACTTTGCTAATGGTGATAACTACTCATTAATCGTTGAATTTAGATAAGAAATCTTATAAATAGTAAGAGAGAGAAAATGAAATTAATTACAGAACAAGCCGTACAATCAGAATTTCTAATAGAAGAAATTGATGGCAAAAAGAATTTTAAAATTAGAGGTATCTTTTTACAATCTGATATCAAAAATAGGAATGGGCGAGTCTATCCTAAAGAGATATTAGAAAAAGAAGTAGCAAGATACAATAGAGAATTTATCAATAAAAGACGTGCTTTTGGCGAGTTAGGACATCCTGATGGACCTGTTGTAAATCTTGAAAGAGTAAGTCATATGATTACAGACTTACATCCAGATGGACAGAATTTTGTTGGTGAAGCAAAAATAATGGATACACCATACGGTAAGATAGTAAAAAATCTTATCAATGAAGGTGCTCAACTAGGAGTGTCTTCAAGAGGTATGGGTTCGTTAGTACGTAGAAGTGGTGTTAATGAAGTAGGAAGAGATTTCTACCTCGCAACTGCTGCTGACATTGTAGCAGACCCTAGTGCTCCAGATGCTTTCGTAGAAGGCATTATGGAAGGTAAAGATTGGGTATGGGACAATGGAATTATTAAAGAGAGAGATATTGAAGAGTGGAAACAGTATATAAATGAAGCAAAAAGAATACGTTTAGCAGAAGCTCAAGCGGAAGTTTTTAAAAAATTCATTGAAAAACTGTAATTGTATAAATATCTATTAACAACGAGAGAAATAATAAAATAAACGTTTATTTTAAATAAGGAGATTTCTTATATGGCCGATAATAAAAAATTAGAAGCGTTGGAAGCTAAAGCAGTGGAAGAGGCGAATTCACCTAATCCACAAGCGGATGCTCCTAAAAAGAATGCTGTTGCGGCTGAACCTTCTCATATTGCAGGTAAAGCGCCATATGAAGATTTAGGCAAAGCAGTAGTTAAACCTACAGACAGCAATCCTGACGCAACTAAAAAAATTAAAAAAGTTTCTGGACAAGCTCCACAAAAATCACAAGGCGCACCTGACGGTATGCCAAAATTGACTGGACATAATACAAAATTGGAGAATAAAGAAACTAAAGACGGTAAAGAAATTAAGGAAGGCGAACTGCCACCAGCTCTACAGAAAGCTATTGACGCTAAAAAAGACAAAGAGAAAAAAGAAAATAGCGGTGATAAGAAGAAAGAAAAATCTGACGGTGCTGAGGTAAGAATAGAAGATGATGAAAAGAAAGATGAAAAGAAAAAAGAGATTGACGTAAAAGAACACGTTGATGCTCTTGTCGCTGGAGAGAAAGACTTAACCGATGAATTTAAGACGAAGGCTGCAACCATTTTTGAAGCTGCAATTAAATCAAAAGTAAAAGAAATTGAAGAAGAAATGGAAACAGATTATACTAACAAGTTTGAGCAAGAAAGTGCTAAAGCAAAAGCTGAATTAACTGAAAAAGTTGATTCTTACCTTTCTTATGTTGTTGAAGAGTGGATGAAAGAAAACGAAATCGCTCTTGAACGAGGAATTAAGGGAGAAATTGCTGAAGACTTTATTAATGGTTTGAAAAAATTATTTGAAGACCATTACATTGATGTTCCAGATGAAAAATATAATGTGCTAGAAGACCAAGCAGATAAAATTGAAAAATTGGAAAAAGACCTCAATGAGCAAATTCAAAAAAATGTTGATTTAAACAAGGAAGTTGGATCAAAAACTAAAGATGAAATTAAATCTAAAGTTTCCGAAGACCTTGCTGATACATCAAAAGAAAAATTTGCTAAACTTGCCGAAGAAATTGAATACTCTAATGCTACAGACTATACAAAGAAATTAGAAACTGTTAAAGATTCTTATTTTGGAAAGAAAACTGAAACAAAAGAGTTACTAGATGATGTGGCGGCAGGTGAATCTTCTAACGAAGATTTATCAAAAGCTATGGCTGCTTACAGCGCCGCTATAAGCAAAACAAAAGACATTAAATTGTCTATTAAGTAAATATTAAGGGAGATAGAAACATATGTACTTATCTGAACAAAATGAAAAGAAATGGCAGCCAGTACTAGAGCATCCTGATTTACCAAAAATTAAGGACGCTTATAGACGTGCCGTTACATCTGTAATATTAGAAAACCAAGAAAGAGCTTCTAAAGAAGACTCTGCTTACTTGGCTGAGGCAGCTCCAACTAACGCAACAGGTAGTGCTGTAGCAAATTGGGATCCAATCCTAATTAGTTTAGTACGAAGAGCTATGCCTAATCTAATCGCATACGATATCGCAGGTGTGCAACCAATGACAGGTCCAACAGGACTTATTTTCGCTATGAGAAGTAGATATACTTCACAAGCTGGCGCAGAATCATTCTTTGACGAAGCTGATTCCGATTTTTCAGGCAGAAATGCTGCTGGATCGGCAACAGGCGGGTACTCAACGACTGAACAAGCTGGCGCAAATCCATCAGTACTAAATGATAGTTCCCCAGGAACTTATACAAAAGGTACTGCAATGACAACAGCTGCTGCTGAAGCACTTGGTGACGCAAGCGGAAACGCTTTTGCTGAAATGGCATTTTCAATTGAGAAATCAACTGTTACTGCTAAATCACGTGCTCTGAAAGCGGAATATACTATGGAACTTGCTCAAGATTTAAAAGCAATCCACGGTTTAGACGCTGAAACAGAATTGGCTAATATACTATCTGCTGAAATTTTAGCAGAAATTAATCGAGAAGTAGTTAGAACAATTTACATAAATGCAGAAGCTGGTGCTCAAACTGGTAACGTAACAACTGCTGGAATCTTTGATTTAGATACAGACTCAAATGGTAGATGGTCTGTTGAAAGATTTAAAGGCTTAATGTTCCAATTGGAACGTGACGCAAATAGAATCGCTCAAAGAACCAGACGTGGAAAAGGTAATTTAATTGTTTGTTCATCTGACGTAGCTTCGGCTCTTCAAATGGCAGGCGTATTAGATTATACTCCAGCTTTGAATAACAACTTAAATGTTGATGACACAGGCAATACATTTGCAGGTGTTCTTAACGGTAGATTCAAAGTTTACATTGACCCATATTCAGCAAACAGTACTGCTAAACAGTATTATGTTGTTGGATACAAAGGTACATCACCATATGACGCAGGATTATTTTACTGCCCATATGTACCTTTACAAATGGTACGTGCTGTTGGTCAAGACACATTCCAACCAAAAATTGGCTTCAAGACACGATATGGATTAGTTGCTAATCCTTTCGCTGAAACTGGTGCTCAAACAGGTGCTGCTACAGCAGTAAATGACGCTGGAAGTGCAAACTCTAACAGATATTACCAAAGGGTTCAAGTTGCGAACTTGATGTAATATATTGGTTGTTCATTTTTAGAACAAACAGATTTAAAGGGTGTCTTTTTAGGCACCCTTTTTTTTGGCCTGGATACCATATAAATAGTAGTATGACAACTACAAAAGCACTAGACAGACAACCTACTAAATTTGATTATGCAAGTCCAACACAGTTTAAGTTTAATATTACAAAACTTCCAAAAGTAGAATTTTTTTGTACTGCTGTAAATTTGCCTGGAATTACTTTAGGTGCTATGGAACAACTAACACCATTGAAAGATATTCCTTTACCTGGAGATAAGTTAACTTATAGTCCACTTACAATGGATTTTTTAGTTGATGAAAATTTAGAAAACTATAGAGAGATACACGGTTGGTTAGTTGGTTTAGGTTTTCCTACTGATAGAAAAGAATTTAGAGACCTATTACGTAGTGGAGCAGATAGATTTCCAACATCTACTGGTGCGAATCAAGAAACAGACCCAGGTAAAGTTAAATATAAAGCAACTGGTACAGGTGGTGTTTATTCAGACGCAACACTTAATATTTTAACAAGTAAAAATACTTCAAATATTGAAGTTAGATTTTCAGACGTATTTCCAACAGGATTATCTAGTTTACAATATGACACAGCGGCTACAGACGTTCAATATTTAACAGCAACTGTAACAATGCAATACAAAATATATGAATTTGCTACAGGAAGTGGACAAACTTCTGTTACAACCTCGTAATTAGACTTTACTTTTTCATTATAGTATGATATATTATTAATATGAACCTAGAAGAAATCCAAGAATTAGTTGACAAAGATTTAAAAATTAA